TTTATGGAATGATTACGTTAACATCTGCAATTTAGAATATTATGGGCGGATTTAAAGTAGGACCATCATATAGAACAAATAAATTATCATCTTTTCCTGGTGGAGTTATTGTTATAGTAGAACATCGTGATGGGAGGCGATTTGTTTATGATAAAATAAAATACCCTCAAAAATATATTAAAACTGTGAAAAAAAATCCATTTGTTAAAGATGCTTGGGTAAAACAATTTTAAAAATAATTGCCCCAAAATTTTTTTATTACAGAAATTTTGGTTATATATAATAAATTATATAATTCTGAAGTATTATAAAAGAATTTGAGAATTTGTCACTGACACAACAACTTTTATTTTATTTTAGAATTTTAAAAAGGTTCTTTAAAATATTAATTATTTATCATTATTATTCAGGCGAAAAGTTAAACCCGACCATTTTTCGTGGTTACGACTAACGATTAGACGGGGATTTGGGTCTGGAAAAACGAAATAGGTTAACCACATCCTTGTAAGCTGGAATTTTTTAGGCAATATGTACCTTTGTATACAATTGTGCTGACTACAGCAAATTTAAAAAGTTCTTTTAAATAGCCCAAGGAGGCGGCAATAATAGCCGCTAAATAATCCGGAGATCATCTTAACATTAGAAATCAGTGCCAGACGTCTGAAAATGATGATAATATTAATGTTCTTTTGCAATTGTGAACTAAAATAAAAATTGACATGGTTTAGATCAAACCGAATAGTGATCTTTACTTTATACGCTCCTACGGCGGTAGACCTCACGCAACTTTGAGGTAGATAGTAGTACTGGTTCGGCAGCATTTTGGATGTGATGGTTGTTGTAGTACATAGTTTCGTGTATAAATCCAAAATACTAAATTAGATAGCCAAACTAGACTCAACTAACATGAATCTGTTATTCACCAAGGGCATGGAAGGAACTTTTTAATGGTGTATGTTAGTTTTTTAACAAATTTTAACATAAAATATTTTTTTATTTAAAATATTATTGTTATATTATAATATGATTCTTTACCATTGGTAGGGAACTTACAAAGGTTTCAAACGCTGAACCCGTTAATCAGCGTTTATTTAATAAATTTATTTGTGTCTATGTGAGCATAGAATAAATGATTACCTGAAAAGGCGGAAACTAACAGCAAATAGATTTTTAAAAATGTTGCTATAAATTGAAACTTTATGAAATTTTTTCATAATATATAATATATAAAATAAATTTAAGTAATGGCAATAGGAATAATTTTATTAATGGTATTTGGTGGATTAATTGGATATTTAATTGGATATGCAATTGCAAGAAAGAAATTTTATAAACCAACAAAAACTAGCGCTAAAACTGGAAGTATTAGAACTGGTAGTAAACCAGGTACTATAAAGAAAAGAAAATAAAAATTAAAAATTAAAAATTTAAAGCTTTCGAAAATGAAAATAAAAGAAAATATGAGAAATATTTGGAACGCGGCCGATGATAATGGCAACGTGAAGGGAAGAGAGATGTTTTCTGCTAATAAAGATATTATAAATTATTGAACTTAATTATAATTATAAAATAAAAAGCGGAAACCAACAATTTCCGCTTTTTTTATCATAAATAAAAATAAATGTTCATTGACGTATTGGTTTTTTTGGATCCGTGGCCGAGATAGGCGCGAGGCACCACACTTTTAATGTGGGATACGAAAGTTGTACGTGGGTTCGATCCCCACCGGGTCCACCATGGGTTTTACTAATTTCCAAAGTATGACAAAAAATTAGATATGCGTTAGTGGTGTTAGTGGATAAGCATATGAGATTTCCAATCTTGAGGGGCGGGTTCGAATCCTGTCTAGCGCACAACAAAAATATTTAAAATAAAACCGTAGTGAAGAGAATGAGTTTCATCGTAGTTCAATTGGTTGAACAACCGCCTTCCAAGCAGTAGTTCCGGTTCAAATCCGGCGCAGACTCTCTCATTTTTCTCGGTTTATTTGGCCTTATGAGCCCGACTGGATGCGCGGGATTTAGACTGTCACTCTTCAAAAACGAGGATTCGAATTCCTCTAAGGCCGCATCACTAAATAATTTTTTAGTTCACATAAAAAATTATTAGTTCAAATTTTCTAGTGAATAAATAAAATAAAACACTATGAAGATTTGTGAAAATTGTAAAAGTGAACATAATGGAAATTATGGTTCAGGTAGATTTTGTTCAAAAAAATGTGCGAGAGGATTTAGTACTAAAGCTAAAAGAAAAGAAATAAATAAAAAAGTAAGTAAAACACTTAAAGAAAAAGAAAGTGGTCATGGGAAGGTAAAAAAAATATGTCCTATTTGTAATAAAATTTTTTTTGTTGTATGGATGAATAGAAAACAAAAATGTTGTTCAATATCCTGTGGTGTAAAAATAAACGGAGGTTGGAAAAATGTTCATAATAAATTAAATAAAGAAGATTGGTCAAAAATAAATAAAAAGGCATATGCCAATGGAAATAATTATGTTGCAGGAGGTACAACTAAGTGGTATAATTATAAAAATATAAAAGTACAAGGAACATATGAATTAAGAACTTGTAAAATACTTGATAATTGGAAAGAAAAAAGAAAAATAAAGGACTGGGAATATACTAATGATAGAATTGAGTATAGAGGATTAGATAAAGAAAAACATAATTATCTTTTAGATTTTAAAATTTTTAAAAATAATGGTTCTTTTTATTACATAGAAACTAAAGGATATGAAAAACCAAATGATAAATTAAAGTGGAAAGCAGTTAAAAATAATGGAAATAAATTAGAAGTTTGGTTTAATGAAGATATAAAAGAAAAAGAGAATAAAATTAAGTAATATGAAAAATTATACAAAAGAAAGAATAACAAATCAATTGCGAATTCATTGGCATTGGTTAAAAAAAAGAGAATCTAAAGAAATTGCTGCTTTTATAATTGCTACTATTGAAAAAAGCGAAAAGGATAATGAAAAAGTAAAAAGTTGGGAAGAAGTTAATAATGAAAAAGTAGAAAGTCGGGATGATGGTGGTTGTAGTACTGGATTAAATCAGGATTAAATGAAAAATAAAAATAAAATTGGGACTATAACTCAGTTGGTTCAGAGTGTTACTCTTACAAAGTAGAAGTCGTGGGTTCGAATCCCCCTAGTCCCACAAACATAGGTCATTGGTGTAATGGTAGCATTTCGGATTCCAGACCCGACGATATGGGTTCGAATCCTATATGGCCTGCAAAATATAATTATTAAATGGATGTATGATCGGAGCTTAATTGTTCAATGTTCTTTAAGCTGGATTGATCTCCAGAGTAGGTTAAAATCCTGCTGCATCCACCATGGGGGATTAGTATAGTGGCTATTACATTTGGTTTGCAACCAAAAAACAGGGTTTCAATTACCCTATTCTCCACAAAGAAAAAATGGAGCGTGTAGTGTAATGGCTAACATCCCTCACTGTCTATGAGGAGAAGGGGTTCGAATCCCACATGTTCCGCAATCTGTGGTAAAAGAAGAGTTTCATCGGTTTATTAATGGTTCGAATCCATTAATCCCTCCGAAAGGTGGGGATTAATTCAAAACTCTCCTTAAATTTCTCAGATTTTTATTAAATGGGGTGTAGCTCAGAGGCAGAGCAAACGGCTGTTAACCGTTAGGTCGAGATTTCGATATTCTCTACCCCAGCAAAATAAATTGTGTCTGTAGTATTAAATAGGATAAAACCCCGGACTGTTAATCCGTCAGATGAGAGTTCGAATCTCTCCAGGCACGCTGGAACTTTTTTGTACTTTTTCTTGAATATATAAAATAAAACATATATGCCAAGAAGAGAAAAAAAGTATAATTTCATTTATAAAACAACTTGTTTTTTAACTAAACGATATTATTATGGAATGCATTCTACTAATAATTTAAAAGATAATTATTTAGGAAGTGGATCTGAATTAAGTAAATCTATTAAAAAATATGGAAAGGAAAATCATATAATAAAAAGATTAGAATTTTTTGATAACAGAAAAAAACTTAAAAAAAGAGAATCTAAAATCATAAATGAAAGTTTATTACAAGATCCTTTATGTATGAATTTATCTAAAGGAGGAACTGGTTCAAATTATGCATGTGATCTTGTTACTGTAAAAGATAAAGATGGAAATAATTTCGATGTTTATAAAAATGATCCAAGATATTTATCAAGAGAGTTAGTAGGAATAAATAAAGGAATGGTTTTAGTAAAAAATAATGATAAAATAATAAGAATTTCTATTAATGATCCAAGATATTTATCTGGAGAATTAAAGCATATATTTAATAATACAATTGTTGTAAAAAATAAAATTGGAAAAATATTAAGTGTAGATAAAAATGATCCAAGATATTTATCTGGAAAATTAGTTGGAGTAACTAAAGGAAGAATTTTAGTAAAAGATAAAAATGGAAATAGATTTTATGTATTAAAAAATAATTTAAGATATTTAAATAAAGAATTAAAATATTTTTGGGTTGGTAAAAAACATTCTGAAGAAACAAAAGAAAAAATAGGATTAAAAAACTCAATAAAACAAAAAGGAAAAAAAAATTCTCAGTTTGGAACTTGTTGGATAACAAATGAAACAAAAAATAAAAAAATTAAAAGAAATGAATCTATTCCAAATGGATGGAGATTAGGTCGAAAAATAATAAATTAAAAATCATTATTATGGAATTTAAATTAGAAGATAAGGAATTAGAAGATGCAGAAAAATTTATTAAATCTCAGAGAAAGAAAGATAATAGTATGCCTACTGCTGGAGAAAGGTGGACATATTTATTTACACCATCAGGATTAGGAACAGTTGTTTATATTAAAGATGAATTATTAGGTGATACAAAGAATGTTACTAATTGGGATTGGTGGTAAATTAGACACGGAAAACAACTAGCTTCTATATGATAGCAAAATTGTAGGCTTTAAAATAACTTATCTAGATTGGCCGTTTAGATAAATTGGGGGCGCATGTACCAAGGCTTTGGCGAATTTGACTTGCACTCAGATTGGGAGGGTTCGATTCCCTTCGCTTCCACTTTATGAAAAATGTAAAGCGTTGCCGTAATGAGAAGATGGTTTCGAATCCAGTAGAATGGTAGGTCTTTGCGTAGGTTCAAATCCTACCCTTTACATTTTTTAAAATATTGCTGGGTGGAGCAGTGGTCAGCTCGTTAGGCTCATAACCTAGAGGTCGGGGGTTCGAATCCCTCTCCCGCTACAATTATTATCGGAAGATAATGTTACATCAGGAATAAAGTTCGAACATAAAACTGATGTTTGCGACGTAGCTCAGATGGCCAGAGAGCACCAGCTTAGCTGGGGGGCGGGGGTTCAAGTCCTTCCGTCGCGACTAAAATATTGCGGGTTAGTGTAGTGGCCGACACACCGGGCTCATAACCCGGAGAGAGTTTTCTCCTTTGCGGCGGTTCGAATCCGCCACCCGCTACTAAGTATCTTATGTTCCGAAAGGAGACCGCTTCGAGCATAACATCCAAATTGCCATTCGGTTTGGTTGCATAAGTTTTTTAGGGTCTGTAGCTCAGTTGGTAGATGCACCTGCCCTTTAAGCAGAGAGTCGGGGGTTCGATTCCCTCCATCCTCACTAAATTATAATACAATGAAAAAAAATATTATTAAACCTATAAATTGTAAATTAAGTAAAACAATGAAAGAACATATTGAAATGAAAGAACATATTGATAAAATGTTTTTTAAATACGCAACAAAAATGTTAATGATACCTAAAAAATATTTTAATTAAAATTAAAAAAAATGAGTAAACTTACAAAACATGAAAATTATAAAGTAGCAGTTGTTATTGATGGAAGTTCTTTTATATCTGCAGAAGATGGAATACTCCATGAAACAATTAAAGATGATGAAGTTCTACTTTATATTAAATCTAAAGATGGTAAAAAAGAAGTAAAAATAAAAATTAATAAATGAGAGGAAAAAATGTTAAAAATTGAAATAAAAAGTGGAGAAAATATTGAAAGAGCTCTAAAAAGATTTAAAAGAAAATTTAATGAAACTAAAATGATTAGACAGCTTAGAGAAAGAGAGCAATTCATAAAACCATCTGTGAAAAAAAGACAACAAAAATTAAAAGCTAAGTATATTCAAAAACTTAGAGATAATGAAGAAATAGATAATTAAGAATGCCCCGATAGTCACATCAGTCTTCTAAACTGATATAGTGTAATTGGATCTGAAAATGTGGGTTCGAATCCCATTTGGGGTTCTAAGTTAAACATTATAATCATTATGATTATAAATAATTAAAATAATTAAAAATTATGCCAAATTTAGACAAAACAGGACCTAAAGGTAAAGGTCCAAAAACAGGAAGAGGTTTAGGAACTAGTTCACCATCTTCAACACCATCACCAGTACGCCGTGGTCAAGGTGTTGGAAGTCGTAGTGGAAATGCAGGAAGAAGACGTAAATAAAATAGTTTTAAAACTTAATTAGTTAGAACATTAAATTTCAATTCTAATAATTAAAGGTTTAAACCTTGTTTTTAGTTTATGTTAATATAGTGTAATTATTTTTAAAAATGTAAATTAATTCACATTTGAAATTCTAAATAAAAAACCAATATATTAACTTATGAAATTAAAGAAATTAAAAAATATTATATTAGCACTTAATGAACAAGGACCATTTAAAAGATTTTTTAGGAATTTTTTTATTACTGGAAATGCATGGGGAATGTTTCACAAAAACTCTCATTTTAGAGTAGATACAAAAAAAGCTAAAGTAATGTATAATACAAAAAAAACTGCAAATAAAGCTGCAGAAAATATGGAAAAAAAATATGATAAACATTTCAGTGTTTATAAATGTATATTTTGTGATGGATATCATATAGGTAAAAACAGAGATAACAAATAAAAATATTATGAAAAACATTAAAGACATAGCAAAATTATTAGTTAGCTTAACAGTATTAGAAGCTAAAGAATTACAAAAGATTTTAGAAAAGGATTATGACATTAAAGTACCAGAAACTCAAGTACTTATTGATCCTCCAGGAACTGGAGATATTGAAGAAGAAAAACAAACTGAATTTGATGTTTTTTTAAAAGAATCAGGTAGTCAAAAATTAAATGTAATTAAAGGATTTAAAAATATTACAGGAGTAGGACTTAAAGATTCTAAATATTTAATAGATGGAGCTCCATGTATTATACGTTCTAAAATATCTCAAGAAGATGCAGTAATTTTAAAAACAGAATTAGAAAGTGTTGGAGCTGTAATTGAATTAAGATAAAATGATAAATTGGAAAATTGATAAGCTTTTAGCAGGGAAAACGATAATATCAAAAGAGCCAGGTAATTCAATGACTCCAGTATTAAAGTCAAAACAACCTGTAGAATTAACTCCATGTAAATGGGAAGATGTTGAAAAAGGTGATATAGTGTATTGTAAAATAAAAGGAAATTATTATACACATTTTGTAAAAGGAAAAAATGATAAACAAGGCGTATTGATAGGAAATAATCATGGAAATATCAATGGATGGACTAAAAAAGTGTATGGGAAAGTAACTAAAATTTATGAAACAATACAACGAAATAAAAAAATATGACTTAGAACATTTAGGTCAACATATATTTGTATTTGATAAACTCGATGGTTCTAATTTTAGAGTTGAATGGAATAGAAAACTTTCTAAAAAAAGTGCTTTCACTAAAGGTTTTAAGAAATATGGAACTAGAAATAGAGTTATAACTCATACAAATGATAAATTTTTTAAAA